AAGCACCACCGAAAAATTCGGGGTTTGATGCCTATAAAGAGATTCCAACAAGTGCCACCTTGCTGACCCATCAATATTACCATGGTTTTATTAAAGAAAGTCTGGTTTTTTTAACCAGGGTTCAACCCTAGTTCAACTGTGGTTAATAGGTAATAAGCAGTTATTACGCTGTTATTAAGCAGTTATTACGCTTATTTTCTAGGTGTTTTCCCTAATTTTGATAAAAAAACCCATAAATCAATTGCAAACAGTAAATAAACAGTTTACTATTCATTTACGGTCATTTGATCGGCAAACAAAATCGGAGAGAAAAATGAAATACACAGTACATCAAATCAACTTGTCAGATGACCAATACGCTGCTCATCGCGAGACATACCTAAACACAACATTTCGCCCAACAGACGAGGCAATTCTTGCAGCGCGTAGCTTGTATGCACCAGTTGCAGAAATCAACACAACATCGCTCAATCAAGTTTTTAACATTGGTAACATCGGACCTGATTCTAAAATCAAGCGCCTCGCTCCAATGCATTCTGTGTCAGTTGGCGATGTAATTATTGACGCAAACGGTGAGGCCGCATATGTATCAACATTTGGTTTTAAAAAAATGGGTTTTAATTTATTTGGCAATTAATTAACGGGGCTTCGGCCCCATCACTCGGAGAGAAGAAATGGACGATTTACAAGACTTACATCACCACCAGCAGCTGCAGCATCAAGAGCAACAGGCGCAGCCAGCATATTGCGACTATATCGCTCACATAACTAAAAGAGCCTTAAACGCACCTGACCCTTTAGCCATCATTTATGGTGCTGGTCGCATTCATTGGGACTTAGGTCCAGAGGGTCAGTTTCTTAGTACCAAAAAGCATTTGTTTGTTGTGGATTGCAATGGCCGTCATTACAAAATAACCGTGGAGGAATTATGAGAGTAATTATGAAAGACACCAAAATTAACCTAGTTGCACATCATTTAGTCAGCAAGAAAAAGATAACCAGCTGGGAGGCAATTGAGCGCTATCACGCCACACGCCTAGCGGACATCATTTTTGACCTTAAAGCAGAGGGTTGGGACATTGTTACCAATATGGTAAAAGAGCCGTCTGGTGTGCGTTACGCAGTCTATCGCTTGCTTTCAGTACCACGCAGAAGTCGGGTGTCAGCATGAGAAAAACTAACTTTGAGGCCAATAAATGGCAACGCAATGTGTTTACTAAAAAAGAATCTCCTTGGATGGAGGCCTTTGCTGCAGTAGGTTTGGTGGTCTTTATTTTACTTTTAGCATTTATTTAATCGGAGGGAATATGCAAAAAATAGCAACCGCGTTAGTCAAGGCACAAAAGGCCTTTGGACCTGCACTCAAATCGTCCACCAATCCACACTTCAAATCAAGATATGCCGACTTGGCAGCTTGCGTTGAGGCCGTGATTGATGCCCTAAACGACAATGGAATTGCCTTGGTTCAGCATTCGCATGACTGCGCCGATGGAATCATTATTGAGACTATTTTTATTCACGAGTCTGGTGAAATGATTTCGGGTGGCAAGCTCCATGTGCCAGCTACCAAACAGGATGCCCAAGGTTACGGGTCAGCAATGACCTACGCCCGCCGGTATTCGCTCCAGGCGGCTTGCGGTATTGCGCCAGAGGACGATGACGGCAATCAAGCATCGCGCCCAAACAAACCCAAATCTACCCGCACCAAGGCAGAGATTGAGGCCCTGATTACGGCAGCCACATCAACCGACCAGTTAACTGCTACATGGAAAACATTGGCAGCAGACGAGCGCGAAATGGTGCGGGACTTTGCAGCCAAACATCACACCAAATTAAAAGGAGATCAAAATGCGTGAACCAAATCCATTTCAACAAGACGGGACCTGGTGGAATAATCGCCTTGGTAAGTTAACCGGTTCTAGGATGGCTGCGGCCATGAACTTCCTAAAGTCTGGCAAAGAGTCTAGTGAGCGGGAGAACCTACGCTACGAGGTGGTGGCCGAGCGCATCACTAACACCTTTGCCGACAAGTACATGACCTCAGATATGCAATGGGGCGTGGAGCAGGAGGCCGCCGCTAAGGAGGCCTTTGAGACCCGCACCGGTTTAATGGTTAAGGATGTTGGCTTTATTGATCATCCAAGTATTGACCATTGCGGAGTGAGCCCAGACGGGTTCGTGTCCGATGGATCGCTCATAGAAGTCAAATGCCCCAAGACTAAGACACACATGAAATATGTGGCCAACCAAGCTATCCCACCGGAATACAAACCGCAGATGCTTTTGCAGTCAGCTTGTACCGGTAAGGATGTCTGGTTTGTGTCTTACGACCCGCGTATGGGCGAGGGTAAGGACCTATTTATTAAGAAATATGTCCCGACCCCAGAGGAGTTGGCCGAAGTAGAGGCAGCTGCTGAGAAGTTCTTAGCCGAGTGCGATGCCTTATTTGAGTTTTTTAATGATGAATCAAATTATTTTGATAAAGGGAGTTTTTAAATGTTAATGATCGGATTAGCCCGCCTGGGCAACGACCCAGAGGTTCGGTTTACACCAGACGGCAAAGCAGTTATGGATTTGTCCTTGGCGTTCTCATATGGCCGTAAGGTTGATGGCAAGCAGCCGACCCAATGGGTCAACGGGACCATGTGGGGGGATAGATGCGAAAAATTAAGACCGCACCTCACCAAAGGCCAGCTATTGTTCGTCAGCATGACCGAACCCCATGTAGAAACCTATAAGCGCCACGATGGCACCGAGGGTGTTACTTTAAGGGCTAGGGTGGGCGAATTAGAGTTTGCTGGGTCCAAACCCGATTCTCAGCCACAAACGCCCCAAAACGCTGGAAAATACCCCTCACGGTCCTATGCGGGTGACATTAACGATGACACGCCATTCTAGGGGGAGACCATGAAAATGATCATAGCCGGGGTTTGTTTACTGTTTTTAAGCGGATGTGGCATCTTGCCTGACAAAAACGCTATGCCAGAGCAGGAGTTGATAGTCGATGAAAAAGTCCATTCTATGAGCCGTCTTGAGGTAGTGACGGCCATTCAGGATTGCCAGGTTGCTAGGACCAGAGCCGTAGTAATTTACGGTAAGCGCAAGGTCGGCGGTATGACCCGCGATATAGTTGTAGATGTTACTTGCGCACCGCTTTACTAAGCATAAGGACGAGTACCGCTGCGATCAATAATCAATGCCTGTTGCCTGGGTTTATCCTCAGGGTTATTAGGGATTGAGATATGGGTCCAGCGGTCAAACTCTCTGATAATCTGGTCGTAACCAAGTCCCGCAGCCATCACAGTTTTAACCACCTCATCGGGGGTCATGCCTGGCACCCGAATGTCGGCTGCGCACCCAATCCGGTGTTGGCTGGTGTCCTTAGAACCTACTGCTGCATTGACTTGCGCTGACCTAAAGGCAGAGTTGATCATTACAGGTTTACCGCCTAAGACGGTTTTGACCTGTTCTAAGAACTTGGCTAGTCGGTTTAGGTTAGCCAGTTCATCAGGGTTTGGCGTATTGTCAAACTGCCGGTGGTCAGTAGTGGTCAACTCCTCTAGGCTAAAGTGGAGGGTAAGTGGAGTAATCATTTTTTAATCATCCCTTTCATTTCTTCTGTTTTGTTTTTGCTGCCTTGGCTGGACCCAAAGTAAAAAGATAGAACTTGTCCCGCAGCCGAGGTTATAAACCCAAGAGCAAAAATAACCAATTGTTGCTGGTTGTCTGGCGTATCAACAAACATCAATACACCTATTAATACAAAGGCCAGACCCACAACCCCTAGGGCTAATACGGGTACAACCAACTTATCTAGCTTGGTTGCATATTGAGATGTGGCCACCGCAGCATAAGCCTGGCGGGCAGAGTCACGGTCAGCAACTTCTAATTTAGCGTACTCAAGGTCTAATTCTTTAAGTTTTAAGGCCATTTCAGGGTTGCCGGTTAAAGCCTGGGTAACCCCTTCTACGGTAGCGTCATCAATTCCTAGTTTGCTTGCAATCCAACCTACGGCAGCGCCACCAGCTGGGCCAGCAACAGCAGTAGCTAAAACAGGAGCAACTCCTTTAAGAAGTCCTAATAGGGTATCCATCATTTTTTGCTCCTTGATAACATGGTTGCAGCAATAAAAAGCATTGCTTTAGTTTGCTCTAAATCGGCTGGGGGTTTATCCCAACCAACGGTAATCTGCCCTACAAACCTATTGGGGTCTGGGGGTACACTAATTCTACAGCCAAAGGTCATTCCCTTTTCAAGATACCAAAGTCCAATTTCTGACTGTGCTGCCTTATATTCTCCGCATGGTACATTGCCAGACATTAAAGAAATAACATCGTGATTATTTGCTTGATTAGATGTAAACAACCCAACATCTAGCCCATCATTGGT